GTATGAGGAGTAACGGATAAGGGCCGTTAGACCCAGTCTCCGAAGCTGTGCCACTGACCGAAAGAGACAAGAACTTTGCTCTTTCGGCGTTTTACACGGCTCTTTATCGGGACAAGGTTACCTTCGGCTTTGGGAAAAGCAGAAGGGCCTTGAAACTTAACCCCGATTTCTGAAGTACTTATAGCTTTGATACGGTCTAGAACTAGACCGTACCCGTCGAACGGTAGCCTTTGGGCTACTGTAGTTAGGCAGGGAACCTTAAAACCGAGTTGCCGTACGACCGAAGGCCGTGCGTCATCAAAGTTAGAAGAAAACCCTACCGCTCCAAGGTGCCGAGGAACTAGAAATCTATACTCAGAGGGAGTCAATTCTCTAAGATAGATAACTAAGCCTCTAAACCTCGAATCGACTGCTGCTCCAGCTAAACACTGTGCAGCATAGTCCATAACATTGTTATGGTAAAGATATAAGTCCCATACTTTCTGTATCTTACGACGCAGAAAGAATGGTTTGACTTCAGAACCCTTGAAGAAGTGACTACCACAGGATTCATAATAGCACCCAGAAGAGAAACTCTTCTTAGTGTTAACAATGAACCCCAGGGCAGCAACTAATTCATGGAAAGAAGGTAACCTATGCGCCGGGAGGATGACGTCATCGCCAAAAACGGAGACGCTATCATACTCGTCAGCAGTGCAACACGCCAGAGCACAAGAGTAAAAGATCATACTCTCAAGCTCAAACGTGAACCCATTGCCCATGGAAGAGAACTTCTCATAAAGAAGTTTTCGACCATCAAGGTTACCGCAATGCGACCTGAAGATCTCCATCACTGTAAACCAGCGAGGGGGAAGAAGTAGCTGACAGACTTTGCGAGCGATTGTATCACTAGCAGAGCTGAAGTCAACAGTTGCGAGTTGTCGACTAAAGGCTACTCTAGCCAAGTTCTGATTAGGAACTTGACTATTCAAGTTGCAGCCGTAACGAAGAAGACGTCTGCGAATCATTTGCCCTAAACCCTTCTGAAACCAAAGGTTCCATCCGGGTTCAATGGCTATAACACGATCCGTTTTCGAATTCTTCGGAACAGTGGTGACGACATTACCCCCTTCGATAGTGGGTGAGATCTTGCTAAGAATCTCATTCCACCAGCTAGGGTAGGCCTCGTTAAGAAAAGGCCACGCAATGTCGAAAGCTTGTCGCGTAATACCAGTTTCATACTGGTACTTGTTAGGCGTAACAGATGTCTCTCCTTTTAACAAGGTGGACACACCTGGACCCCAACCACTGTCTTCAAAGAGCTCCAGGGCATCAAACTTACC